AAAACAAAGGTTTACTTTGGGATGCCATAAAAGTGAAAAATAAAAGTGATATGAAAGTCATGGCCGAATCGGACGCACAAGAAATACTGGTGAATGAGATTGAACAATTAAAAAAAACAGCCATTGTTCGCACGAAAATAAATCAAAAAAATCAAGACAATATTAAAACGGCACAAAAAGAGAGAAAAGGAAAGGCAAAGACGCCCAGTATTTTACCACCTCTCGACAATATTCAATTAAAAGGAGTGACAAATGTCTCGATAGAAGTAAAGAAGGATTTGACATTTCGTCCCGAGATTCTTTTTGTACTACAATCAAAAATGGTATTGTTCTCTTTCTCTCTACAAGAAAAAATACAAACCTCTTTATCTCAAGGGTTAACCAATTTGGATTCTATTCATTACTTTAATCCAGCCACAGATGAAACGATTCAACAAACGAATGCGATTGTTTCTGATTTATCCAATCACTTACACCACCTAAGAACCACCGTTTTAAGCTCCACTTTTTGTGATAGACCAAGAACACACCCAAACCAACGGTTCAGCTCCACAGCCGACTTAAGTGAAGTCACGATTTATACTATTTTTGTGCATTTTTGTCACTTCCGAAGTGACGTGATTGTAAGCGAAGACTTGAACATTTTCTGCGGTAAAAAACCAGAAGGGATAAATAGAAACAGTACAACGCTTGAAATTATTCACAAATTGAAGGCAGTCAACCCAAATTTTGATAAATATAACCTCGAGAAGGCACAGAAATTACTCGCTCATATTGGCAGACAATACAAATGGAATGTTTTGGATACCAACAGTGTTACCCTTGATAAAACAGAAAATATAGAATTGGAATCAGAAGAACAAGACCAGAGAAAAATACAAGAAGAGGAACAACAACTCGCCATAGAATCCAAAACAAAAGATAAAATAATCAAATACTTATATGACGTCACCAAAAACTCATCCAAAGAAGGGGGCGGAGCTACAACAGAATTATTTAATTTTTTGTACTTGCAAATTCCAGAGTTAATTAATAAGATATCTGATTTCATAGAAGATACGGACAAGGTGAAGAAAATGCGTGCTCAGTCAATCAAAAACTTGATTTTTTTTAATCCGCCTGGGTCGACCATAAGCGAAGACCAATTACACCAAATGGCCTACTTCTTACGTGCGGCGACAGACAATATCGCAAATATTTATGTGAATCGAATTTTAAACTCTTATTGTTTTGCTCACACCAATTCAGAAGAATACTGTGCCAAATTGGTGCCTTTTTATAAGTTAGTCGACTTGAAACAGAATATTTTAAGTAAAATAATTAGCCGCAGCGAATACTTAATCAACCTCAAGAACAAATCGTATTGTTATAGTGAATTGCGTGACAAGAATTTGCCAATCTGTTTGCTGTTAAATCAATATTATTTCTTAAAAGTTTTTGAAATGTATATTTTGATATTGAATGAATTATATACCATCCACGCATTAAGCGAAATGGAACAGACGCAAAAAAAGGAGGAAAATAAAGTCGAACTGGTTCAACTGTTGAAAACGTTTCTTTATATGACAGAGGTGGACAAGAATTCTGTTTCAAAAACGAGTGCCAACCTTACGAATGAAAGTGAAGCCACGAAAATAAATAATTTTATTATCAACTACGACAATTTAGATGCTGAAGAACAATATGAGAGAGAAATGAAACACAATAAGGAGGATGAATACAATTATTTTTCATCTTCTTCGGATGAGGACGACAGCGACGATGACGACGACGACGACTATTAATTGTGAAACCGTTTTATTCCTTTAGATAAGAAGGATATTTTTAGATTTAGTTTCAAATATAAAAATATTATGAATGTATATAATTATCATGTTTCTAAGTAGACAATTTATTAGAGAAAATAAAGTCCTTGTTTCTATTGTTTTGTTTGTACTATTGTTTGCTGGAATTCAATTTTCAAAGCCAAAATTTCTTTATAATACAGATGGGAGCGTCCGAGAATTCGGAATAGGTTACAAAAACAAGACTATCTTACCAATTTGGCTTCTCTCTATTATAATGGGAATTTTGTGTTATTTAGTGGTCATGTTCTACGTCGCTCACCCCAAAATATATTATTAAAAATTAACTAATTGTGTACTCGCCTTTTTCACTCAACTTTTGCTTTGCTTTCACCTCGGCTTCTTTTGCTTGAAAATTCTTGTAGTCGGCCTCCATTTGTGCGGTACTTTTCACACACCCACGAGTCGCTATTTTTAGTTGAACTAATGACGTCACAAGTATGCCTGTGTATAAGAACCACATAGCTTCTCCAATATTGTCTCGTGTAACGACACTCTCAAAAAAATCTACTTCTAACTTGTCAAATTCAGCCTTGTCGAAAGGAGTAGGGCTCTCGGTATATTTAGGTTTCATTAAAGGATTTAATATTTTCCAATAACTTTTAAAATTCTCCGGAACAATTTGATTAATAAGTATAGAGGCATTTCCACATATTTTTACAATTAAATCTGCGGCATCCTGTAGCTGATCTTTTGTCGGAGCTCCGCCTTTCATTACTCCTCCTTTCCTTTGTGTACTTACCTTCTTCATCCGTTTTTTCCCGCCTCTTGACTCGTCAACGGGTTCTTCAATGGGTACTTCATCGGAAGGTTCTGTGTTATCTGAGAATGATTCTTTTTCTGTACCATTCGCAATGTCTCCCGACGAAGCTGTGGTCTCTGTATTTGTCATAGGAGGAGCAGAAGGTTCAACTGATTCCACTGGTAAAAAAGGAGCAGAAGGCTCCACGATCTTCTCATTAGAAATGAGAGTCTCCCCGTCGGGCTGATCTTTTAATGTCTCGCTAACCTCCTTGTTAACTAATAATTTTGTAATAATTTCATTTGCACTACTCGAAATGTAAAAATACCCAATGACGTCCGAAAATACACTTTTAAAACCAGGGTATACCATCAAAACCCCAATCATCACTCCAAATATTAATAACCACGGGACAATGGTAAACAGAGCGGCGGGACCAAGGTTGTCCGTTACTTTTCCTCCACAGGTTGACGACATTATGGAAACATTGACAAAAAACTGACTAATGATAATTAATAATAAGTATATAGCTAAATAAATACTATTGGTTTTATTGTACATTGTAGTATCGTCGAGCTGCTCTATTTGTAAAGCTGGCTTAAATAAATAATAGAGTATGGTAATTATAATAAAAGCAATAAGATTAATGTAGGAAGAGATGGCCATTAAATTTTAAATTTCCTAGTTATATAGTTAAATAATAAATTAAAATCCTTATTTAACAGTTTTATTCATTGTAATGTGGATAATAAAATACTTTATATTTTATTATGGATTGGCCTGATATTTCAAAACCGTGTTTAACGGAACCTGGTATTACTTACTTTTTAAATGAATCTTTAAAACAATGTCACGTCTATCGAGACAATTATCATAATACCCTAATTAATCTAGGTATGCTAGCAGGGTTTTTAGTTTTGCTAGGCGGCATTTTGTTATACAAATATAAGGGACGTTTAACCCCAATAGAGATAGAAAATCAAAACAAAGAGAAACAACAGTATATTTTAGAAAGAATTAAAAACTTTAATGAATCCAAAAAAATAGCACATCAAGAATTAATTAGCGGCTTGCCCGGATGGTAATTTCTTATAAAATACGCGACCCAAAACGTCGTTCTTATGAAAGCTAAATCCGCATTTCTTCCATATCTTTTCCACACGTGGAATATCAAAACTGCCTGCTTCTAACCAAATGCTCCATTCTTTTGGTAGTTGAGATACCATATTTCGTAGAATACCTCTACGACGGAACTCGGGTCTCACGCAAGCAAAATTCAATTCATGTGTAAACTTTTCATCCTCAAAACGACCACCTGTACATTTAATTAACATGAACCCGGGTATTTTTCCGTCAATTTTGTCTGCGAAAATCCATTTGCTTCTTGTCCAACGATCGGTATCAAAGTCATAACAACATGACCAAAAATCGGTATTATCCAATTTCATATCGGCGAACAATTCCATCCTCCATATCTCCAACTCACAACGCCAACAATCATCGCATGTACCTGTTGAGCAAATACATTCTCCAACATGAAAGAAGTTGGAATAGTCGCGTTGTTTGAAAAAGTTTTGTAACTTCAAGTCTCCTAATGACAAATGGGTAAAGGTGTGCGTCAAGAACCAATCGTTACCAGTTTCATGACAAATTTCTTCCACTGCTAAGACGGTTTCACAAACTTGTTCGATGATTTGTTTGTTCAAAACATGTATACATACCGACTCCTCCTCCATGCAGTTGTTCTGTTCGTTAGTTACCTCCATGTTTATTTTGTTTGGAAAATGATATTGGCATGTTTTTATTTATTTTTATACATTTTTTCAAAAGAGAGAATAAGAGAGAAATATAATAAAGAGAGAAATATATTTAAAAAACGAGCGAAGCAAAAAAAGACCGAGGGTTATGGGCGTTAGGTTAGGTAATATCCTGGATATGTGCATGCTTAAAAAAAATTACAAAAAAACATCTCTTATTTTAATGTTAAAATTTAAAGTTAAAATAAACAAAAAGACACAAACATATAAACAATATCGTCTCTAGATCAATGGGACAGCCTCCTCTTAGACGTATCCCTAACTCAATTGTCGACTCTTCTTGAATATCGTAGTCGTGGAGTTTGAAACCGTTCTCTAGCTCCTTGCCCGCGTAAGTTAAGCGTTGTTGAATTGGGGGAATTCCTTGTTTGTTTTTAATCTTGGACTTTATATTTTCGATGGTATCCGCTGACTCCACGTCCAAGGTGATGGTCTTTCCAGTAAACGTCTTGACAAAAATATGCATATTATTCGTTTGTTTTCTGAATAATGTTTTTTTTTGAGAAAATGCGGTGTCATCCAAATTATAATTTATTTTTAAACATTCATGTTAGAGAGAAACTCTAAGATTCTGAAATCTTATTTCTCTCTAATATGGTGGAACTGCCGCCTAGAGACTGGGTGAATTATTGTTGGGGACCGGGTTTCAAATAGCTAGTCACAATGTAGAAGATAAATTTTGTATTTTTATTTGCGTGAAAAAATAAATTATTTAAACAACTTTTTAAGATGCGTTTTGTATTTTCGCGTTTGTTTTCGCGGGTTTCGTTTACGGTATTGAGTATATTTCTTCACCATACGGCTGCCACCTGCGGTGCTTCCTAATTGTACATTATAGTTAGCAATTTGTTTCTGTAAATCTATTGCTTTTTTTCTTAATGTTATTAAATTATTTATTGCTAACGTTTTGTTTGATAGTAATTGCCGGTCAGATGGTTTTGATTTTATTTTTTCAATGGTGCTAGCTAATATTTGTTCGTACTTAGAGATGCTTTCACGAGTCAATTGAAGTGAGTTGACAGCATTATCGCGTAATGTTCTGGCATCAGGCTTCGTATCCTGAGGAATTGTGTCGGTTTCACTAACTAACGGTTTTGATTGTTTACCACCCATAATATTTTATTATATTAATACGATTTAATAAAATATTTTTCCTACTAAAGAACTAAAATACTTAAGTACCAACATAATACTTGAAAAATACGGTATCAATCATTAGTAAGCTTAAGTCTTTTTAGTTCCTCATCATTCTCATCCAATCTCATTAATATCATGTGATCATAAAAGATACCTTTGTCGCAATTTAAAAACAGAAATTTAAAATTCAGAAGAGGATATCTTTCTTTTATTGCGTTGTTCAATTTATCTATATTTTCAAGTTCTGTATTTGGTCTTGTCAGTATAAACGTAATTAATTTTGTACTATTCAACAAATCCCGAATATTCTGTATTCGTCTTTGATATCTATCTATGAACTCTTTGTAATCATTCATTACAAAGTGATTAATACCTTTTGCCCATTTTTGAGTCACAAACAAATTTGCGTGTCCAGGCGACTCGTGATTAAATAAAAATTTATACTTCTCATTGTAAATCAAAACGTCACCGTCTCCATTCGTGTTTAACCATTTCGATTTTTTTGGTATTCTTATTAACCGCAAGTGTTTTTTATCGCACAAGTATTGAAAATTATCTTTAATGCATTCTATAACTCCATCATAGTTTGTAATCATTTCATCAAAAACGCAAGTTTTGTATCCGTTTTGTTTTGTACTTCTTAAATTGAGAGAGACTCCTTTTACTGCACTGTTACAATTCCATCCTAAAGATATAGCCTCAGACATATTATATATAAATGATGTGGTATTTTCTAATAAGCAAAATTTTTAATTATAAGAATAATTAATTGAAAAAATAAATTATTTTATGAGTTTTTTATTATTTATATTTTTTTAATCATTGAATTACATCTCACTATTTTGGACTGAGTGTTGTTTTTTACTTGGTCAATTAGTTTTATTTTCTTTAATGCGTATTGCCCACAAGTACCACAGTGATCTTCGTTCGACAAGTCTATTTTATTTCCCATTTGAAAATGACATTTCTCTATTCTCCATCTGCCAAGAAGCTTGGGTATTTCCTTTGGGCTACATTTATCAGAAAAGAATTTTATAAACTTCATTATAAATGTATTTTACAATTATAATGATTTATACTTATTAATGATTTAAAGTAAGAAATGTTTATTAAAATTAAGTCTTAATAATATATAAACCATTTGAGTCATAATTTAATTCGCACGTAATTACAAACAGTTTCATAATAACGTCGTCGACGTATGCGGGATGGGTTAAGAAAATGTCTTCAAATCTGGTTCTCAACTCAAGAACATTCAGGTCTTCTCCATAACTGCTTCTTTCGGTACGCTCAAAGTCGATTAAGAAATTCTCGTCTTTGCTTATAATACCTGGCTCCAACTCGCGAAGCAGCCTCATAAACAAAGAAAAGTGACAACGCACCATGATGAAATGCTTTAATGAATTTAAAAGTCCGACTACTTTCATTTCAGCCATCAATGATGATAATAATCTAACGCCATCCGGACTCTTCACTAGACAAGGGATGATAAACCATTCGTACTTTTTATGAACGTGTCGATAAGTAAGAGAGAAAAAAATCGTTCTCTCTGACTACAAATTTGAAAGTAAAAATAAAAAATCATTTTTTATAAAAACCTTAAATTTGTTGAATACTTAATTTCCATAAGAAAATGAACTGTTCTGAAGCAAACGGTATATTTGTGAAATGTCTTGTTAAAGGTTGTCAAGAATACGGTCAAAAGAAGTTTTTGAAAGATACTCCGCTCTGTCCTACTCACGAAACTCATCCAACACGAGATAATTCAAAAGAAATGTTTGATATACATGGCACTACACAACGCGATTTCCTAGAAAGGTCTGAGAAATTAACCCAAAGTTTTGCAAAGGTGATTGCCGAATCCAAGTCCAGCATATCTGGTTCGCACGGTAAAATAATACGATGGAATAAAGACTTTGAAATGTGTTCAAAATGCGACGATGTCACCACATGTAAGTGATTTTAAAAAACCTTTATTGTTTTAAAGTGTTTTAAAGTATTTTAATTATTATTCTAAAGATGAAGCTGCGTGCGAGGATTGTAATTGTTGTCAAGAATGCAGGCTTGTAAACTTATGTGTTAAAAAGAAAAAATAAACATTAAATTATTTGGGTTTTTTAATTTAAAAAAATATTGTTATTACACAAACTTTTTGTAATCATTATTTAAAACTAAATATTTATATAATATAAATTAAAATGAGCGACCCAAATATAAAAATTATCAAGACTGATTTAAGTGAGCCACCACCTAAATCGCAAGATAGGAAAAAAATAAACTTCTTTCCTTCTTCATCAGAAGAAATTCCATCTACAAATGAAAATAAAAAGGAGAATGAAAATGAACGCGACAATGAGTTGGTTGAATATGATCCAAATGACTTTCTAGACACGCCTGAGGAACCTATAGCAATGGATGAGCCTTCTATGACAGTAGAAGAGGGTGACTTTCAAGAAGACCAAATGGGCGATTTAGAAAACCAAGAGACGTCGTGGGAGGAAGAAAGCACGGAGATTGTAGCAAAGGTTTCCGATGAAGAATTGAACCGAGCAGTAGAACAATATTATAGAAAGAAGTCTGCGTATGACCAAAACGTCCTCGCCATCAAGTCAAGCATCATGTCAAAAACGAATTCTAAATTTAAGCAAAAACACGACGAGATGCGGAAAGTAAAGGCACCTTGTGTGAAGTGCGGCAGAGCCGTAGGAACCATCTTTAAAACCACGGGTCATTTTGAGACGGAACAAGAACCATACAGATGTCAGTATCGTGTGCTAGAAGCCAAATGTGGCGATACTCAATCTCCGTGTAAATTAAACGTCAACATTGAGTTGGGTTGTTACAAGCTGATTCCTGATATTATTCATTCGGATACGGAAAAAATACAACGCCTTCGAAATGAAACCATCAAGGCTAAGAACGACCTGTTATACGACATTATTGCCCCAGAGGACGCAATTACCAAGTTTAACGAAATTAAACAAAACATGGATGTCTTGAACAGTGTGGTTGATTTTTATACTACGCGGTACTCTAATATTTTAAATAACAAGGAGTCCGATGAGGACATGAAACAATTGTTAACGGTTTTATTTGAGGCAGTCAAGAAAAACCAAGAGCTGTGCAATGATTATGACAAGAACAAATCTATGGATAATTTAAAAGTGGTTGTTGAAAATTATCGGGCGATTTTGGAACCGAACTTGTTAAAGGTTCGTAATATCAAATACCATTTTTGTCAGGTGAATTTTGATGAAAAGGAAGATACATATTCCTTGGTTCAATACAAGATAACTCCGAAGCAATTGGAGTGGAATTCGGATATTTTTAGAGATTCTAGTATAAAAAAGAATGTGTTTTGAATATAGTTCAATATAAATGATAAATATTATCTTAATCATACTAAACTATATTTGTAAATACAACTACAACTACACCTACAACTACATATAACAACAAATAAAATAGGCGATTTTCTTGGCAATTATTCTCACGAAACCACAAAATACCAGAAATCATTTTTTAAATGGAAACCGTGACTGGGTCTAATTGTAAATTGGCAAGAAAATAACAATCCGCGAATACACATCTGAAATCACCATTTTCACTCTTTGTTATTACCATGCGACACGTGGTAATAAATTTGTCGAGTCTGGATGCGTCTGACGCGGTGGACGCATTTTTTATGTTAAGCCCTTGTTCGTCCGTTCTTGTGATAACCGAATCATTAATGATTACTCGTTTATAATCCATTTTGTTGGTTCACTTTAAAAAATGATTTTTACTCTTTATTATTTTGTTGTGAAGTTCGAGAGAGAATCGTCATACAGAAATTAAACTAAAAAACAAGCTTAAAAACATATTTTTATGATCAAACTAAAACAACTAATATGATGGAAACACAAGACAACAAAGAAATTTATG